CGTAGAATGGGTTCAAAGTTCCAGACACTTTTAAAGCTTGGGCTGCTAATCTAGCATCTGTTTTCTTTGTCAGTCCTTTTGACCATGCTTGCGCTTTTCCGCCTTGTCGTCCACCCGCAACCTCAGCTTCCCTGGAGTGTTTCGCACAATATTTTTTGAATGAATACGCAACGTAACGTGTTGGATCACCACACACTGGGCACATTGGTTTTGAATTTCCACACAGAAACTTTACTGTGTACTCTTCAGCTTTCATGCTGTGAGTATGTTTAATGTGTGTTGAAAGCTTTTTCCCGGGCTGCGGTTGATTGTCAAATGACATATCACAAATAACGCATTTCATACGTCATTATACCCTTGTGTGGTTAGGTATAAATAAAAACATGTGATTAAATTGGAACGGGACCCCTTGCGGGGTCCCTGTTCATTTCACATCAGGTCAGATGATGTTGAGGTCCATGACGGTGACAGTGCCGTAGAAGTCGGAACGAACCATCTTCTTGCCGTACCTGGTCATAACACCCTTACGAGGGGTGAAATCCTCAGGCGCGAAGATCGTTGGGGTAACGATGAGTGGGACGTATGGAGCATAGACGTATCCAGTCTCCAGGTAGCTTCCACCCTTGTAACCAACCAGGATCTTGTTCCGTGGGAAGTACGGATCCTTGTAAACCGTGAACCTGTTGCTCAGGGATCCGACCGGCTCTGCACCCAGCGTGAACGGGGCACCGACCTGTCCGTTTCCATCAAGCTTGTAGGACGGCTTGTAGAGAACTGAAGCCTCGAGGATGGTGCAGACGTCAGGGCTTGTGACCATGAAGTTTGCGGAACCGCGGAGGGTCTTCCTGTGGATGGTGTTGGCACAGTCAATGATGGTCTCAGTCAGCGTCTCGTACCACTCACGAACCGTACCGGTGAAGGTAGGACCCGTTGCGAGTGAAGAACCAAGGTTCTGAACAAGGCCAGAGGTCTTGTTGACGAAACGGCCTGGCATTCTGGACCAGTAGAAGTTGGCGCCGTTAGCCTCAGAGATCAGGTCGTTCAGGATTTCGCGGTCGATTTCCAGGGCGATCTGCTCGGAGAGGATCTGGGTGAGCTCAACTTCGGCGTCCATGGAGTGGTACGCGTTGAGGTCCTGTGCCAGTTCTGGGGACCACTTAGCCTTCAGCTTACGAGTGGTTGCTGTCACGGCGATGGACTCAATCTTGATGTCAATCTCTGGGATGACCGGAGAAGGCGACGTCGTGGAGAAGTCCGATTCGAATGACGGAATCGTCAAGGTCGAACCGTCAGAGCTATCGACATCGAGGGAGGCCGCGATGACGTAAGATGCTGACAGAGCCGTAGCGGCTGCAGAACCAGCGTTGACAGTTGGCTTGTAAACACCAGAAACAACGGTCAAAAGAGCCGCGTTGGTGGTGGTGCGTGTAACCAGTGGGTTAGACACGAAGCCGCCGGCCGCCGTATAGGTACCGAGCTGATTGAGACGACGGACGTTGAGGATGTTACGACCACCCTGGAACGTTTCACCTGGTGCCTTAAGTCCGAGGGTAGCCTCAGAAGTGGCAGAGTAGACAGCAAACTCCTTGTACATGGTGAAATCCATGACTGCTGGAAGCTGGGCTCCGTCGAAGATGAGGAACTGGAAGACACCGTTGGAAGTTGGAACACCGTTGGCGACGTTGTCCTCGATGAGGGTCGTAACCTGTGGGTCAAACTGAACGTGCTTACCGTCAGTTCCGGTTGCGTACATTGAAACGCCTGCCGTGATGGTGTTTGCTGCGCGGAATGCACCGGATGCAAGCAAGGAGCACTCTGCCGACGTGGTCGACTTGTGAACCTTGGAGAAGCCGACACCGACGAGGTCGTACTGTCCACCAGCTGCCAACGAGCCAGAGCGGATGCCCTTACCGGTTGGATTCTGGTAAATAGACTGACCTGGCTGATAGGTCTGCGCGTTTGCAGAGCCTGCAACGCCTGCAGAAGTCGTATCACCACCAACGTTTGAGCCGTAGGTGTAATCCAGATAGAAGAGCAGACCAGATGGCAGGCTCATTGGCTGAATGGATACGAGCTCGTTGGCGATAAGACCACCGAAAACGCGACGAACAATCGGAAATGCGACGTTCGAGAAACCGCGGATGTCGCCAGATGAAACGCCGTTGCCACCGCCGGTCGACAATGAGGAAGCCTCACGAAGAACCTGCGCTGCCTGGTTTTCAAGGAGACGTGCCATCGTCTCACGACGATTGCCGTTCATGCCCTTCAAAAGACCTGTGCGTGCCCACTTTTCGGTGAGGCGATTGCCTTCAGCCTTCTGATCGTGTGACCTAATGCCCTCAGTCAGAGACTGTAGGGAGAAATTCGATGCCATAGTTGTAATCCCCTTTTCCTGTGTGTTATTTATTCAGTCTTGTCAGAGATACCAGCGAGCGTTGCCCACCTCTGCACCTCTGCAGCCTCGTTGAGGGTTGCCGCACCCGAACGTGCCGGACGAGATCCGGAACCACGAACACGGTTTGCAGACTCAGTGAGTCCACGGCCCTTACCAGCGCGGGATGCACCGATTAGGCTGCTATAGACAAGCTTCACTTCACGCAGGCTCTTGGCCGAATCGAGTGAGTCGATTGCAGACTCACGCTGACGCGGCGTGATGTTCGTATTCTGCAGGAGCTTATTGACGTAGAGTAGCTTGGCGTTGAACAGATTGCTTTCTGCCAACTTCCCGCGAGCGGCCTCAAAAGCGGCCTTGTACTCAGCGAGTTTCTTCACAAGAGCCCGATTACGACGCGACTCTTTCTGAATTTCTGAATATGTGTTATTGATGAACGGATGACCTTCGTCCTTTCCGCCACCGAAGTTGTCAAACTTGCCAGGACCGTTAGTCCCAGTGGATTCTGGCTTACCGACCTTGACGCCTTCCTTGACATCCTTCTTGCCCTTCTTTTTGTCGTCGTCCTTCTTCTTGGCGACTTTCTTCTTGCGGGCTTCGGCAAGACGCTTCATACGAAGAATTTCGCTACGGAGCATGGATTCGTCGATTTCGACGACCTCATTTTCGTCGATTGCCTCTTCAGACTCGTCCATTTCCTCTCCTTCAAATGCCATTTCCTCGACAGGCTCCTCGTCCTCCATGGATTCATCACCCATGTCGCCAAGATCAAAATCGTCAGCGTCGCCATCTGGCTCGCCGCCGAAATCATCTTCGTCTCCATCACCACCGCCGAAGTCGGCATCTTCGCCGCCTTCATCACCGTCCTCATCAACAACCTCGATGCCGAGATCGCCGGCCTCCAGTTCGGAGTCCTCTGGGAGGGTGAGGCGAAGCATGATATCTTCTTCATTAAGCAGTGTACCGTTACGCATGGACATTTCCTTTGTCTCCTTGTACATATCCCGAAGCTTGCGTCCTGCCCTGAAAATTTCTTTAAGATGGGCATCAAGAACAGACGATCTGTCCTCAACAATATAGGACGCAGCAGAAACCTCATCACGAATTTCTTTCAAAAAGACGCCAAATTTGTTTTTGGCACCCTTAGTCATTCGCGATTTCGACACATCTTTGCAGGCACTTACCTTACTCTCAAGTCGCCTGATTCTATTGTTAAGATCGGCAACACGAGACTCACTCATCACTTTCCCAACCTGCGAGTAAAGTGATTCTAGTTTCTTCTCAAAATGGGCAGCAGTTTTTGTGTCCATTGAGGATTGGGCCGCACGAGCATGCTTGTAAGTTGATTCAAGCACAACTTTAATTTGTTTTGCGCGAGCGTACGTCCCAACAGGTCCTAACTTTTTAGAAGATTCACGAAGTGATTTAAGGTCAACTTCAGATTCCATAATTTTGGTGGCAATGGCACTTCGTGAAGATTCCCCCAGGGCGCCCAATGCTGCAATGGCTTCATCATCTAATGAAACATCCATCGTCCCTGTTCCAACAGGTGGTGCTCCACCTGGTGAAGGCCTTGCCGTTTGGGATTGCCCGCCTCCCATACCAATTTGTGCTGATGTTTGACCGTCAGTTTTAAGACTATCAAGATCGACAGTGATTTTTCCTTGTCCATCAGGCATAGTGATATTTGCCTGTGTGCCTGCTGACGATGCTGAAGTGCCTGGTGTCGGCTGAATAGCACCCGCTTGAGGTACAGTTTTCGGCTGAGGGGGACCTTCATCATCCATAAGGATGTTGTCATCATCTAGATCAGACGTGTCCTCACCCAGCAACTGACTTTCAATTAATGTTCGAATACGCGGCGTAACAGCAGCAATGATCGCATTTTTTGCGTTCTGTTCAGCTGCGTCACGAAGCTTTCGTGCATCTGCGATAGAATCTTTGAGGAGTGAGGACATGCGTCTTGTTTCCTATTGTTGGCTAACTATGACGGAGCGCGACGAATTACCTGCTATCGCTGGGACGACGACGCGCTTCCTTTTCAAGACGCCTTTTCGAGCGCAACCGCTTCTGCTTTTTAATTTGTGTTCTGGTTCTGTAATAAGACGTTTTTTCAAGGTAAGTTGCTACAACTCTTTCCTTTTTGCAGATCTTGCAGAATTTTTTAATCATCTGCTCGGGACGATCAAAATCTTCAGCGTATACAATTGCGTTACAAGATCCTTCAGTTGCTGACATTTCATTTCCGTTTTGTGATTGCTAAGGGGATGTCACGTGGCCGGAGCGCCTCAATGACCTGCACATCCCGTTCGACTCTTTTCATATAACGCTCCTCTTCATCAAACAAATCCTTCAAGGTATAAGTCGGATCATCATCACCAGGAAGTGGTTCAGGTGAACTAGACCAACCTTTAGGTGATCCAATATGACGCATTGGACCTGTCGTGTAAACATCTTCATACATTCTTTTGCGTGGGGGTGAAAGTCTGTATTTTGTGATGTCTGCTTTAGAATCAATGGCACTGGCAAAATCTATGTCATCAATGACTTCGCCAGTGTCAAGTATGTCGTATGGAAAAGTATCCTGTTCCATCCGTTGAGTTGAAAATCGTTCATCAGAAAAATTGTCATAAGTGATTGCCTGCTTTGAATCAGGATCACTAACTTCTATGTATTCTCTGATTGATCGCAATTATTAACCCGTGTAAGACCGACCGCTAATCAACGAGCCAATTGTTTGAGTCGCAATCTTGGTCGATGTTTCAGATGGTGATGCAGATGAACCTGCCCCAGAAGAAGGAGGAGGCCAGTTGTCAGGTGGTTCAGGAATATCAGCAGGATTAGTGCTTCCAGGTCCAGGAGAACCAGGATTTGGAACAAACATGCTTAATTCTGGGGCATCAATGTAATCGCGATTGAATGTGCCATAGGTGTGTCCGCCGTCGTTAACGACTGATCCCTGCAGCAATTCTTGCCCAAGAATGGCCACAGCAGCCGCCGTATATTCACCGCTATTGATAGGCGAAGCTGGGAAGCTGGCCTTGATGGTAGCAGTGTCGGCAGATCCCAGGCCACGAGTTGTAACTGTTGTATCTGTAGTGGTCTGGTGATGTGTTGGCACTTGATTACTCCTTAACGACCTTCAACTGCTTGGTTTCATTCAAAGCTTCGTTGATGCGATTCAAACGACGCTCTAGACGACGAGCCTCAATCTTGAGGGCCTTCATGTAATCGATTTTGTTTTCTAAGGTTTCAGCATATCCGTCTGCTTCAACTTCCTTAGTCTGCTTTGCACGCTTCTCAACCGACTCTCCAGCACCTGGAACGTTTGCCTTCTCTTCGGCAATCATACGCTTGAGTTCATTGACATTTAGCTTCCTTGCCATTTTTGGCTCCTCTTGTTTTATTATATAGGTTGATTTAGGATTCTGCCGGTAAATTCCGAGGAGGTCCTTCCATAAAGGCTAATGATGCCCATCGATCTGAACCTTCAAAAATCTGATCAGGTCTAGCACCTGCCATTGCGTGGGCTGCTGCATCAGCGTGGGCAGGGGCTCCAGACATTCCAGGTTGTGCGCCATTTGCATGACCTTGTGCATTCTGTTTCTGAACAGTTTTAATACTGTCAGCGAAAATGCTTGCCATAAGTGGATCATCAGTCATAACGCTTACAGCTTGTTTGACAGCTTGACCAACATTATCATTACGAACAACACGCTTGCCAACTGGCTCGTCTAGGCGTGGATCATATGCTGGTCGCCGCGTGTTTTGCTGTGGTTGACGTTGTGGCAACGGCATTCTCGTGACTGCCTCAGTTCTAAGTGCCGGCTCTGAAGATAATTGCAAACCCTCAGAAAGAATCTCAATCAAGCATTCTTTGACAATGGCCTTCAATTCACTGCGCTTCATGATTTACCCAATCCCTTGCATTCCATCAATAGATCCAGTCAATGTCGGAAACATTGAATCATGAATTGTAGTCAATCCAGCAATCACTGTAAATGACAATGATGCACCAGAAGAACCCGATAGAAAGATGTCTTTGATACGAAGGGAGTCATCAAACGATTCACTAAGTGCCAACCTTATGAAATTGCTGTTGACAGGTTTTAGTCCGTTTTCAGTAAACGCAACCGCCAGAAGGCCCGCAGATTCATTTTTGACAATGATATTACGAGTCACAGTTGGAAAATGGATATGCTTTATCTGTCCGAGTGTAATAAGAGATGACGTTACAAACGGGATTCCAGAGATCTGATATGCTGGCGTATGCTCTGATCCGGCACCGCGATTTCCCATGCTCATGTGTTACTCCGCGTGAAGAATGTCATTCAGAATCCTGTCGATTCTGTCAGACTTATTGAAGTGACGTTTAAGGTCAGCACGGCTCACACGCTTTCCCTCTGACATCATAAATGCACCAGGTGTTGATGGTTCACTAACGAAATCCCAGCATATTAGCTGAAAATCATCTTGAACAATCTGACTGTCACCTTGCTTTCGCGTAGATCCAACACCTCTAGAGGAGATTCCTAATTTGATGCCGCTTTCAACTAAACTTTGAAGAATTTTGCCTGAAGGCGTATTCAGGAGTTCTACAGTCCCGTAAACTACATTTTCATTAAGCCAAGCCTCACGAATAACATGTGACACATTTTTGAGCTCAACAACGCTTGTGTCTGGATGATCTAACTCTCCAAGGGCTCTATTTTCTTTGATGAATTTTTGGTAATTTCTGATTTCACGTTCCAGAATGGCATGTGGATAGATTCTACCGTTTTGATTCAGCGTATCAGCTTTCTGGAGAATTCCTTTTAGCATAATCTTGCCGCCATTTTGCAGCTTAGATTCATTGACCATATCAGCAGTGTAGTGAAAATCACTGCATTCAGTCAGAATCGGAAGTGTGTCAGCCATCAGTCGATCTCCCCATTTTTGAGTTCATCGATGAGTTGAGATACACCAAGGAACCTGATGATTGTTCCGTCACGAGGAATGCTAATATCCTCATTGAGGATCATTTCCTGGACTGAAGCCATCTTCTCTTTAACATATTGAGTCATCGAAAGGTCTGACGATTTTTTAGATATGATGTCAATTGCCTCTGATCTAACTCCCTCAAGAATGCCCATCAATCTCAACCCATCATCACTTGACGACGGTGTAACATATTCACTAATAATCTGCTTCTGGATTGTTGTCATATTGCCATATCGGCCATTGAATTTTTCAGTCATTAGTTTGA